CCTTGTGGCACGGCTCTAGAACTCCAATTAATATCTACCAATTCTACGTTAGTAATATTAGTCCAATCCAATGGATTATCATTTGCTTGTATTTCAACAGCTGGATTAAACAATACTAATATTTGTTCCATTAGTTGTAGTTTTTGATCTGTGTTTGAACACCAAATATCTAAACCCATATTTAAATTATATGGAACTGGCATAAATCTTTCAACAGTATATGTGTTGCCAATTTCAGCCATATATGATTTAGAACTTGTATCATATTTTCTCTCAGCAACTTGTACTTTATCAACCATTCTAGGTTCTTGCAATCTGTCTCTAGCTATCTGTAAATTAGTAATATAAGCAGACATAAATGGAGCAGATGATACAACGTTTTCTGAATTGTGTCTTAATATGTGAGCTACCATTCTACTCATATCAGCATATCTTACAGGTGTTCTTATATAGCTTTCTGAATTGCCATTATCTGTTTTACCTGTTTTTACTTTGAAGTTATCAAACAATCTCATAAATTGTAAAATGTATCTTCTTATTTGTTGATCGTACCAATAATCCATAATTTTTAATCCGTTTTAGGTTTCACTACTTTACTTAAATATTGTTGTTCTTTGTTATCATCTGTAACAGAAGAAGAGGCGCTGTTATTAACAAAACTATCCAATCCTTTACTACTTGAAACATATGATCCTCTAAAGTTATCAGAAATTTTAATATATCTATTTCCTGTTTTTCTAAATAATCTACTTGGAGAATAATCAGTACGTAATACATATTGACCTTCTGTAATTGATCCTGGGAAGCTATTACCAGTATGTGTTATTGCTATACCTTTGCCTGGTGTACCGTCCTGATTTTTAGGACTAATTTTATGCATATCATCTTTATGAGTATACAAATGACCAACATCCATACCTTTAGTAGGAACGTTTCGTTTAGCTTCTTCCATTACACCATCATTAAGATCAATCTCTGATTGATATGTAGATATAATATTTTTTAAATCTTCTTTGTCATCACCACTACCAAGTATATCTCTAAACTCTTGTGTGTCTTGTAAGGCAGTTGCTTTACATCTCCAAATATGCGGCCACCAACCTGGATCATAACCATCAGATCCTCGAGCGGCATCTTCCACTACAAAAAATTTATTAATCTTCATTTTTTCTTTTGGTTCAAAAAGTGCAATTGATTGTGTAGCATTACTATCGCCACCTGTTAAAGTTTCACCTACTGTAAAAATACCATTAGTGGCAAGTCTTAAAACTTTTGCATTGTGATTGTAACTTACAACAGTACCTATTGTGCCTGAAGTACCACCAGTAACAGTTTCGCCTTTTCTATATTTCTTAGTTGGTTTATTGTTTAACGTAATTGAACTTGCTTCTAATCTTAAATCATCAGCCATGTGTGGTAATTCAAAAACGTCACCTGGCATTATTTTTCTACCAAGTTGTTCAACCATAACATTTAAATGAAATGTTATATAGAGTGTATCTGCTGTTTGAAATAATCCAAACTGTGTCATATCAAAATCTTGATCTTGTACAGAATATACTCCACGTAAATCATACACATCAGAATCGTATTTTCTGTCTCTATTTTCACCAAATAGCATATCTTGTATACCAGTTGGGTGTACTACTGAATTTTTAGGTTGATCACCAGCTATACTGCCTGTTTGCGTATGGGGTCCTAGATATTTGTGTATAAAGACGCCCGTACCGCCTATATAGAAGTGTTCTGCTATAGTGCGATCAGCAAATTTGTAATCATTGCCCTTGTTTGGCTTCCATAAACTGAGTCTTGGCATAATTTTGTTAATATCCTTTGTCTAAGTATTTATTGAAACTAATCCATACGAATAAATAACTATAACATGGCAAAAGAGAAATCACAAAGACAGGAATTAATTACGGATATACGTAACCTCTTAGGTGATGGTATGGTTGACGTAGAATTAGATCCAAAACACTACGAGCAAGGTATTGATTTAGCTGTAGATAGATATAGACAAAAATCTGGCAATTCTACAGAAGAAGCATATATCTTTTTAGAATTACAAGCTGATGTAAACGAATATACACTAGCAAAAGAAGTAATTGAAGTAAAAGAAATATACAGAAGATCAGTAGCAGGATCAACAGGTGGTGTTGATATGGATCCTTTTGAACTAGCATACACTAATTTGTACTTTTTACAAGGTGGTAGAATTGGTGGACTTATGACATGGGATGCTTTTGCTCAATACCAAGAAGTTGTTAAAAGACTATTTGGTGGTTATTTAAATTTTAAATATGTTACAGAAAAACAAAAACTAATATTAATGAGAAGACCAAGAAATGCTGAAAATGTATTGTTACAAGTTTATATGGAAAAACCAGCTGAAACATTAATAACACAAAGATACAGCAGACCTTGGATTAGAGATTATGCATTAGCACAATGTAAAATGATGTTAGGTGAAGCAAGATCTAAATTCAGTAGTTTACCAGGTGCCCAAGGTAACGTTTCAATGAATGGTGCAGATTTAAAAAATGAAGCCCAAACAGCCATAGAAAAATTAGAAAGAGAAATTGAAACATACGGTACTGGTGAAGATCCATTAACATTCGTTATTGGCTAAAAATCATTTGACAAAATATATAATTGTGCAACAGTTATATTATGATAAATTATAATTTAATATGTCAAGACTGCGAATACGAATTCAAAAGTTGGTTTGCTAGTAGCAAAGAATTTTCAAAATTACAAAAAAAGAATCTGCTAGAGTGTATCAAGTGTGAATCAAAAAATGTTACCAAAGGTATAATGGCACCAAACATATCAAGCAAATTAAATAGCAAAGACTTTGTTAAAAATAAACAACATGAAATGAAAACAATGGCTCGTAGCTTTAACAAATACATTGAAAAGAACTTTGAAAATGTAGGAGATAGATTTCCAGAAGAAGCTAGAATGGCAATAAATGGTATACGTGATGATAAAATATATGGCGAATGCACGGACACAGAGGCCCAACAGTTGCGTGAAGAAGGAATTCCAGTAGCAAATATACCAAAATACAAAGATGACGCTTAATATTAGTCGTTGACTTACAGCACAGGAAAAGTTATAATAAAAAATGATCGTAGGGTTAGTAGGATTTATAGGTTCGGGCAAAGACACAGTTGCTGAAAGATTTATAAAACATGATTTTGTTAGAGACTCATTTGCGGCACCTCTTAAGGATGCAGTTGCAAATATCTTTGGGTGGCCTAGAGAACTACTTGAAGGAGATTCTGATAAAAGCAGAAAGTATAGAGAAGAAGTAGATCAGTGGTGGAGTAGTAAATTAGCAAATAGAAGATTCTCACCTAGGTATGCACTACAAATAATTGGCACTGACGTACTACGAGAACATTTTAATCCAAATATTTGGTTGTTTAGTTTAGAAAATAGATATGTGTCACACGGTATGAAAAATACAGTCGTTAGTGATTGCAGATTTAAAAACGAAGTAGGATTAATTAAAACAATGGGCGGGTTAGTTATTAGAGTTAAAAGAGGACCAGAACCACATTGGCACGAAATGGCAGTTGAAGCCGCAGGTGGAGACACATTTGCACAAAATAGTTTATATGAAATGGGAGTACATGAAAGTGAATGGAACTGGGTCAACTCTCGTGTAGATTACACAATAGACAATTCCGGAACATTAGAAGACTTAACTCATAATGTAGAAGAAGTAGTAAAACAAATTAAAAAATCACAGCAAGATAAAAAAGATAAAAACAATCAGCAAAAATTGGTTGACAGATCTAGTTAACCGTATTATTCTAACATAGTAGATTTCATCATTAGCAGGAGCAAAACAATGTCTACGAATAATCAATTCATCGGCGAATATTTCACTATTGTAAAAAAGCTAAAGCCTCAACATATTCAATCTTGTATTGATCGTGATAAAAAAACAACCAAAGTTAAAGAAGTAGGATTTTATAATACTATTAGTAAGCAATGGATTATCTACAATGTAGATACGTTGAATAAAAGTTCTATGAAAGAACTTCGTATGTTTTTAGATTGTGAAACTATTAAAGAAGTTAGTAATTAACTTTTAACCTCAATGCCCATAGATCTGGCTTGCCCCGATATAATTTTAATAGCGGCTTCCAGGTCTAACGCATTTAGATCTTCCATTTTTTCTTTAGCTATCTCTTCTATTTGAGATTTGCTAATTGATGCAATTCTAGATCTACCAGGAGTTTTACCACCTTTTTTAAGTTTTAATTTTTCTTTAA